GATATGCTTTGGAAAACCAAATGTATAGTGAACCAGCATATGTGACACCAGCACAAAACATTGAACCAGTATCAACATATAAAGATAAAAATGGGTTGGTTCAACATGGTGATCCAGAATTAGATCCGGGTTTGGCAGGCAAGACACAAACAACTCTTCCAACTACAGAACAACGTAATTCTGTAAAGAAGATTATTGAAGGATATCGTGCTTCTAGGTTTCTAACAAGAGAGGCCGAAGTCGGTCAACAACCTGCTCCCGCTCAACAACAAGCTGTTCCTCAACAAGCGGAACCAGCTGTTAATGTTCAGTCATATGACATTCAACCAGATTTTACTCAATTTGACACCAAGTTGAAGGATGCAACTGAACAGACCAAATTGGAACTTCAAAAGAAGATTCAAGATCAAATTTTAAATAAAAAGATTGTGGTTCGTGCTAGTAAGGGATACAAACAACCAGAAACCGATTATACAATCAATGTTACTGGAGTTCAAATTGATTACTATTATGATCGATATGTAATCATTATTCTTGGCCGTGAAGAAAGTAAACAAAAGGCAGCCAAGTTCTTTGTAAAGCCTGGATTCAAGATTAAGATTTTGGGACCAGCCGATGTAAAGCAAAGAGACAAGTATCAAATTGCTAAATCAAAAGCATTGGTTGATCCATCACAACAAACTTCTGCTGGAGCATCTAATGTTGTAACTTCAAAACAACAACCAGCTAAACCAGAAGAAAAACCTGAGGCACAACCAGCCCCACCAGCTTAATATGAAAACAGTATTAATTGACGTATTACCATTTGAATTCAAAAAGACCGCACTTAACGAATCGTTGAGTAGTGGTAAACTTCTTGTGACCGGCACACTACAACGTGCTGAAGCAAAGAACCAAAATGGTAGAATTTATCCAAAAGAAATTTTAGAGCGTGAAGCCACTAAATACATGGACAACTTTGTTAAGCAACGTCGTGCCATGGGTGAACTTGACCATCCAGAGTCTTCTGTTGTTAACTTGAAGAATGTCAGTCATAACATCGTAGACATGGGTTGGGATGGTGATGATTTGGTTGGAACTGTAGAAATTCTTCCAACTCCAAGTGGTAACATTCTTAAGGATCTTCTCAAGGCTGGTATTCTATTGGGTATCAGTAGCCGTGGTTTGGGTAGTGTTAAGAAAGATATGAGAGAGGGTGCCGATGTGGTTCAAGACGATTTTGACTTGATCGCATTTGATTTTGTGAGTAATCCTTCTACTCAAGGTGCATTCATGTATCCACAAGGAAAGATCACTGAAAGTGTAAATCCTTCTGGAAATAGAATCATCAATCCTTATTCTAATATTGAGAAGATCATTCATGATATCATCTCGGAGTTGTAAGTAGTATGTCTGTCAAATCATTAAAAGAGACGATTGATTTTATTCATAACTCTGAGTTTGATACATTGTCAGTGGGTCAATTGACAGACGTAATTCCTACATTTGGTCTCAATGATGAAGTAACAGAAGAACAACCCACACATTTAAGTGAGTATTTTGGTAAGGGTATAAAAGTGTGGCAATATCCGATTCAACTCGCACCTTATATCAAATGGTTGCAGAGTTTAAACGTTAAATCATATTTGGAAATTGGTGTTAGATGGGGTGGTAACTTTATCGTGGTTTCAGAAGTATTGAAGAAAAACAATCCTACTATCAAGTTGTTTTCATGTGATCTGTCATCAAAGTCTGATATATTGACTGAGTATGATCAGTATTGTAACTATACACATTTGGCACAAAATAGTAGTTCTCCACAGTTCAAAGAGTTTGTAGACAATACTGTTATTGATATGGTCTTTATTGATGGAGATCATACATATGAAGGATGTTATTCAGATTATAGACTATTTGAAAACAATCCAAATACCAAGTATATCGTATTCCATGATATTTCCCACAAAGGTTTGGGTGTAGTCAATGTGTGGAATGAGGTAAAGAATGATGCTCGATTTGACTACATTGAATTTACACAACAATATTTGCCAGATCAAAAACCTTGGAAAGAAGACTTCTTGGGTTTTGGCGTATTAATAAGAAAATAATTGAGACAGAATCACAATTTTAACTATATTTATTGTATATGATAAAGCTAAGACATCTAGTAGAGAATTCCACAGAAACCGCTTATTCTCCTCTTACAAAAGAAGAGAAGGTCAAACTTCGTGAAACAGTAAAGGCTTATAACGAATATCGTAAGAGTCTCAAAGCTGATTGTGTATATTCTACCGCTTCTAAGATTATGGAAGCAGTCAATTTGGCTGAACGTTATGCTATCAAGGAGTGTGGTGAGTGGATGGAAGCAAAGATGGTCGAACGTGACATGAAGGAAGTCAAGAAACTTGCTGCTAAATTGTATGAAGAAGCAAACAAGATTAAGGGTGTAGAACACACTCTTGAAATGCTTTATGAAGAAATTGGTTTAAAGTTGGAACGTTATTTTGAGATTGCTGATCCAGTCAACGAAACTCCACAAGCTTATCAAGTTCAAGGTAGACCAGACTCAGTAAGTATCAATGCTTTAGAAAACTCTGAGATGCCTGGCGCACAACCAGTTACACAACCACATCAACAACCACCTTATCAATCACAGAAGTAAGATTGATATGAAAATGTTTTTGCTTGAAGCCTGGTGTTGGACTTATGGTGTAGGAAATTGGATTGTAGACCACAGAAACATCTTGGCGGTTATAACTACATTAGCTGTTATTGGTAAAGTATATTGGTCTGCGTTTAAGACACAGACCATGCTTCGATCAACACAAAGGTGAGATCACTTAGCTTTTAGTTTGGGATCTGTTGGGATCGAATCAACGAATTCGATCATCTTCTTAAAAGTTTCAAAAACATGGCGACGGGTAGTCTCAAGGACATATCCGTCTTCGTTTTTATAAACCTTGACTGGAACTTTTTCTTCCATCATTTCTAAAGTAGGCACTTCTACTTCACACACCATATCAGTGTCATTGTCGATTTTGAATCCCATATCACCAAGGGTCTCAATTTCATTGAAGCTCCAACCATTTGGGTGATCAATGTCAATCAACTTGTATTTTGGAGAATCTGTTTCGTCTCCGCCCTTGTTTAGGAAATTGCCCAATTTAACTTGAGCATATAAGTTTTTATAGTCCATATGAATTAATTCTATCAATGAAGTCTGCTAATATTTTGTTTTTTTCTTCACCACCATCATCATCAAAGATACTGCTCAACATGTATACTACTTTTTCTTTGTTATCTTCTGGGTTATCACTTTGTTTGGATGGTGTGATACCAATAAAGCAACCGTAATTGTATAAGCCTGGGTTTTGATTATTCACTAGCTTCTTGAACACATAATCTTTGTTTGATTCGTTACTAGTGATATTTGCTTTGATTTCGTTGGTGCTCTTTTTGTGAACAAAATTTGCTTTACCAAATCCACCAAAACCATTTTGTTTGTTTTGGAATGTTAGAAGTTCTTCTTTGTTAAACTTCACACCAGAGTTTTCTCTCAATACATCATCCAATGTTTTATTTGGAACTTCTTGCATCTTTGCAGAACTGAATTCAGATTCACTTAAATTCTTTAGTAACTCTTTCAACTTGGTGAAATCTTTTACAGCCTTTGGTGACATACTTTTCGCAGTCTTTCTCAAGTCCTTAGATACGTCCTTTGCAGGAACATCACCTTTTTGAACTGCTCTTACGAGTCTAAAGTATCGTGCTTGTTTTTCAGATTTTGCTGGCATACATCTATAAATATCAAAAAAATTGTCATTTTCCAAATTTAAATTATATTTATTAACAAATGCGTCAATGTCTTTGATGCCACTGAGTTTAAATCTTCTTTGGAGTTCTCCAATAACTTCACAAAACAACATAGGAAAGGTAAAATTAATATGAGCGATCTATTAAAGGAAAGCATCGCAGACGCAAAGGCAGTTCGTGAAACTGCAATTGCTAATGCAAAAACCTTTCTTGAGGAAAACTTCGCAAAGAGCATGAAAGAAATGTTCGCAGAGAAGCTCAAGGAAGAGTCAGAACAAGAAAACGAAGGTAAGGAAGAAGAAGGCAAGATCGAAGAGAAGCTTGCATCTTCTGGCATCGGTAAGGATGACAGCAATATTGCTTCTAAGCAACACCCAACCCAACCTTCTACTGCAGCAAAGAAAAACACCACTCCAGCTGGAAAGCAAGAGTTCGACGCAACTCTTGAAGAAGGCGAAGAAATCACCAGCGAAGAGTTGGATGAGATTCTTGCTGAGTTGGAACAAGAAGGTAAGAAGGAAGACGGTGAGGAAGAAGAGGAAGAGAAGCATGAAGTTGTAGCTGAAGAAGAACAAGCTTCTGAAGAAGAAGTTGTTGATCTTGACGAACTTCTCGCTGAATTGGAAGAAGATGGTCAAGCACCAGCTGCTCCAGTTGCCCCAGTTGCTGATCCAGCAGCTGCAGTAGCAGCACCAGCTGCCGCTATGGCTCCTCAAGCTCCAGTAGCACCAGTTGCTGGACAAGTTCCTTCTCCAATGGAAGAAGACACTTATGAAGAAGAAGTGACTGCTGAAGAAATGGCAGAAGCACTTGTTGCTATCAATGAAGAAAACGAAGCATTGAAGAATCAATTGAAGGAACATCAAGATACTGTAAAGTATTTGAAGGGTGTTCTTGAAGAAACCAATCTCTTGAATGCTAAGTTGCTTTATACTAACAAGATCTTCAAGGGTAAGAATTTGACCGAAGACCAAAAGTTGAAGGTCATCAACACATTTGATCTCACCAAGACATTGCGTGAAATCAAATTGGCATACACAGTTTTGGCCGAATCATTTAATGCCGGTGGATCAGTCGCCAAGAAAAAGTCAAATGCGACTGTCTCAACTATCACCGAAGGTTTGGCAAGCAAACCAGTATCCAGCACAAAGCCTGACTCTACGATTGTAGAACCTCAAGCTGATGTGATGGCTTCAAGATTCCAAAAGCTCGCAGGAATCAAGAAGTAATTTGTTTGCGAGTAATTAACAAACCAAAAGATAGGAAAATAATATTATGGACGTAAAGAGTCTACTAACAAATAATATGAATCCACAGGCTAAGCTAATGGCTGAAACCCGTGGTCTTCAAAACAAGTGGGAAAAGACAGGCCTTCTCGAAAACACCACCGGTGTTGAAAAGGCACACATGTCGATCCTCTTGGAAAACCAAGCAAAGCAATTGTTGGACGAAGCTTCAACAACTGGAACAAGTGCAAACAGTGAACAATGGGCAGGCGTTGCTCTTCCATTGGTCCGTCGTGTATTTGCTGAGATCGCTGCTAAGGAGTTCGTTTCGGTTCAACCAATGAACCTCCCAAGCGGTCTTATCTTCTATCTCGACTTCAAGTATGGTTCCGGCACTCAATTGGGACACACTGCAGGCGAAAGCTTGTTCGGTGGTAACCAAAAGAAGCTCGGTTCTACTGATGCTGCTGTAAATGGTCTCTATGGCCAAGGACGCTATGCTTATTCTGAGCGCACCGTCTCTAGCTCAAACGCAACTGTTCTCGTAGCTACCGCAAGCTGGAACGATCTACAATTCGATTCTGCTTTCAGTGCTTCCGTTAACGGTTCTAACGAAGTTCCAGGTGTCTACAAGATTACCTTTAACCTCGACGACAACACCGAAGCAAAGCCAGGTTCCGGTAACCTCTGGAACGTTGACTTGAACGCAGTTCGTTCTTTCGGTGTTCAAAAGAGTTCTGGTGTAGCTTACACTGTATTGAACACTTACGCAACCGCAGTTAACACTGGTAGCTTGGCAAACCCATACTATCAAATTAACTTGTTCGTAAGTCAATCTGCTGGTGCAGCTGCTCCTACTACTACCGCACGTTTGAACTACACAGTTCAACCTTCGGACAACCTCCGTGGTGACTTCGAAGACGGTAAGACCGCTGGTGAAGGTTCTGGTGTTGCTAACAACGTCTATACCCAATCTATCGGCACTGACATCAAGATCCCAGAAGTCAACTTGGAACTTAAGAGCGAACCAATCGTTGCTAAGACCCGTAAGTTGAAGGCTGTCTGGACCCCAGAATTGGCTCAAGACTTGAACGCATATCACTCTATTGATGCAGAAGCAGAACTTACTGCTCTCTTGAGTGAGTATGTTTCGATGGAAATCGACCTCGAAATCCTCGACATGTTGAACGAGTCTGTCACTGGTGTAACTACCGAAGCTTGGTCTGCCCAAATCGGAACTGAGTTCACCAAGACTGTAAACAACACCACCGATGTGGCTTCGTTCACCCGTGTTGTTAACGCTTCACCAAACCGCACCGCTTACGTAAAGAGCACTTGGTTCCAAACTCTTGGTAACAAGATCCAAAAGGTCTCTAACAAGATTCACCAATTGACTCTCCGTGGTGGCGCAAACTTCTTGGTATGTTCGCCAGACGTAGCAACCATCTTGGAGTCAATCCCAGGATATGTTGTGAACACTGACGGTGACCAAGCTAAGTTCGCAATGGGTGTAAGCCGTGTTGGTAGCTTCGCAAGTCGCTTCCAAGTTTACAAGAACCCATACATGACCGATAATGCTATCCTCGTTGGTTTCCGTGGTAGCAACTTCTTGGAGACTGGTGCTGTGTATGCTCCATACATCCCACTCATCCAAACTCCATTGGTCTATGATCCAGTGAACTTCACTCCACGCCGTGGTGTGATGACTCGCTACGCTAAGAAGGTAGTGCGTCCTGAGTTCTACGGTAAGGTCTTGATCGCCGATCTCGACACCGTATAATTTGGATTAGTCTAAATTAGATAACGAACCCACCAGTCGAAAGGCTGGTGGGTTTTTTATTGGAAAAACTCGTTGTTATTACCCACTACAACTTCTTGTATTTGTTCTGTGAACGATGTTGATTTTGGATAGGGTAACAGTTTATGTATCAGTGACTTTGACAACCGTTTGTTTTCAATCTTGTTGCTGATGAACTTAATATAACGGTGTTTGCCACTCTCACGTTTGCGCCAGAACGTTTTTCCTATACGTTCCTTAAGTTTGTCCACATTGTGTGTTTTCCATCTACCATAGACGTTTCTACTGTGTATCCAATCATAGTTGGGTGGTCCAACCAAACTAACACTGTAATTTGGCATCAATGCGATATCAACATAATTGTCGCCTTGATATAAGAAGCCGGTTGCTTGATAAATGGTTCCGGCATGTCCAACTTCGCTGTCAGCATAACTCAAGATACACTTGATTTGAGGAAACTCCACATTCAACAGTCTGAAACTTTCTGCTATACAGTAACTTTCTATGTTACTACCGTGACCGTCTTCAATCCACAATCTGGTCAATTCAAACACGTTATCGTTGGTTAGTAACGGAGTTATACTAGTGCTCGAATTGCGTCCTACAGCATTACCATATACAAGAACACCAATCAATCTACTATCGAATCCTCCAAAGAATGTGCTTTCAACATAATCTTTGGTATACACACCATATGCTACAGAACAACTGGTCCACTTGTGTGTATAGTGGTTCTTTTCGATCAAATTACGTGCGACCGATTTGTTGATCGATTTTAGATATATCAGCGATGTGTCACAATATTTTGACATGTTAATATCATAAATGAGTGTGGTGAAATACACAAGTTTTTATACACCGATTCAATATTTATAGGTATGAGAAAACTATTTACACTATTTTTGGCTTCTTTTTTATTGGTCGGAGGATGCAAAACATCCAATGTAGAAAAGGTTCAAAAAACAAAAGATGGTCTTGCTGAGACCCGAGTTGAATTGGCAAAGAATGAGGGTGAGAAACTACAACAAGTAGCTACTTTGGCATCTGGAACTGATTACTCGTTAAAGGCGGTCACCAACCCTCCAGTTCAAGTCAAGACTGCTATAGACTTTAACAATAGGGTATTGAACATTACTGGTAATCCTAATATTGATGAATTGAACAAAATCAAGGAACTTACAGATCTTTTAAATAGTGAAGTTCAGAAAGAAAAAGACAAGGGTGCTAAACTTCTAAAACAAAGAGACGATGAGATTCTAGCACTTCAAGTAAAACAGAAAGAGATCGAAGACGTTTATGAAGAACAAATAAAAGGTCTCGAAACACAAGCATCACAAGTTGCAAAGAAAGCGGATGCATTACAAGTGACCGTTGACGAAGTAAATAGTTGGATGGGACTTGGTGGTGTAATGTATGGTTTGAAACGATTTGTTACTATAGGTGTAACTGGCATATTGATATTCTTGATATGTTTTATGGTATTGAGGTTCTTGGCAGCAACAAACCCAATTGCCGGAGCTATATTTGGTATATTTGAACACATTGTTGCTTCGATCATCAATCTTCTCAAAGGTGTTGCTCCAAAAGCTTTACAATTCAGTAATCATATTGAGTTACCTACGTTTAACAAACATAAAAACACATTGGATACTGTGGTTGATACTCTTGAAAGTCTAAAAACCATTCAGAAACGTTCAAGCACCAAGATGTCATTGGATGACGTATTTGTTGAACTAGATAAGAACTTGGATGCCGAGGAAAAGATATTGATTAACGAATTAAAAACGATAAACAAATACGGATAATATTTATATCATATGATCAAGCTTAACGACCTGATAGAGAGCGACTCGCTTTGCTCAATGAACTTGTTGGAAGAAGTAGAGACAACTTCCAATTTACGATATCATTTGTCAAAGAACATACCTTTGTGTGAGAACATTTTTCGAACCTACAGTGAATCTTACTTTGAATTAATTGATGAAGTTCGTAAATTGTATTATGACAACCTAATAGAGTTGTGTGATGCAGATGCTGAATTGGTCGAAAGTGATCTTGGTAAGAAGGAAGTATTTGAGGGTCGAGAGGTTTATTTGGATGCTCCTATTGAAGTCGAAGAAGATTTGATCATGGAGTTGAAACACAGAGGTCGCACTGTTCATCTCAATAGACCATTCAGAACTCCAGGCGGCCCTAAGAAATACGCCGTGTATGTCAAATCAAAAAACGGCAATGTGAAGAAGGTAACTTTTGGTGATCCAAATATGAGAAGTAGAGCTGGTAACAAGGCTCGTCGTAAAAGTTTTGCCGCACGTCACAGATGTAGTCAAAAGAAAGATAGAACTACAGCTGGTTACTGGAGTTGCCGTAGTCATCGTATTCGTAGTTTAGGAAACAAGGGTAAAGGAAAATACTGGTAAAATTTATGGTTAAACTAATTGATATTTTGGTGGAAAATCCTGACACTGTTAGTTACAAGAGAAAGTTGTATAACTACACTTCTCCGGCCAACAGATGTGCTTTTTTTGTTTATAAAGACGACAAGAGTGGTAAAAAGTCAATATTTGGATATAGCGACAACAAGAAAGAATTTTACTCAGATGATAGTGATGTATTAAAAGAAATCAAAGAATTAGAAGACGCTCCGGAAATAAAGTATGATTCTAATAAGAGAGAACAATTGGATTATTGGGCCCAAAAAGGTATCAAACGATTAAAGGCTAGTAATAATGGTGGTGGTCATTTGGATTTGGAAAATATTCTAAAGGGGTTGGGTAGAATGGGCGCATATTCAGATCCTATCATGAAAGGTAGAATCTTTGAGGTAGACAATACAGATGGTAAACCGCCAGAAAATTTGGATCTTCAAATTGAAAGCACAATCCCGAGTGGTAAAGCTATCATTGTAACATTCTGGGATTATAATAAAGATAAGGTAATTCCATACAAAGATCAATATGAAAAAGTCATAGAGTTTAATGGATATAATCCAACTGAGTGTTTGTATGAAATTGGTAGCAAAATAAGGTCATACAATGAACTGTATGACAAAGAAGAACCTAGGAAAGAAACTCCTCCACCTAAACCATCTGTTACGGATAAAGCAGATGTTGAATTCAAAGTAGGTGACAAAATAAAAATCCTAGGACTTGGTATAAGAGCTGATGTTACGGCTATTAAAGGTAATAATGTAACAATAAAGGTAACTGATAGTGATTTGTCCAATACACCGGTTGGTAGTGAATTTGATTATCCTTCTTGGGGTCTTACGAAAATACAACAACAACCTAGTTTGGAAAAAGTAATTGATGATAAGACACAAGAGTTTATTGAAAAGAGAGGAAAACTTCATACAACAGGAGCGAAACTTACGCCTGCTGAAAAGGATAATTTAGAAAAAGAAGTAAATGGGTTAGAAGTAGAAATTAAAATATTGAATGATCTTTTGGTATCGGGTGAGAAGTATTATAATGATAACATTAAGAATACTGTTGCTACTGTAGTTGCTCGTAAATTGGCATCTTTAGAAAAAGAGAAACAAGATAGATACAATCTGATTGCTCAAGCTGAAAAACAATATGGTATGCCAATTGCGCAACTAAGACAAAAGTATAGAGGTGTGCCTTTGGACCAATTGGTAAAGAAGGAACATTTGATTCGTGAAATTATTAGAAAATATGTTACTCGTAGAAAATAGACACGTTGAAAAAGGTTGTTTAATGGCACATGTAAGTCCTACTTATGGACCACATGTAATTAGACTTGGTAGAACCGCAATACCACCGCAAATACTATATACTGATCCTAATGATCCTACATATGGTTATGATGAAGAACCTCATGTGACTCTCAAGTATGGATTTGAACCAGATATTGGTAGAACAGATGTGGCTAGAATCCTTCAAGGTGTAAAGCCATTTAATGTGGTATTGAAAGCACTCAATTTGTTTGAGAATGATAAATTTGATGTGGTCAAGTTTGAAGTTGAAAAAAGTCCTATATTGACCGAATTGAGACGTAGATGTGATGGTTATCCAAATACTGACGGTTACCCAGACTACAAACCCCACATGACATTAGCTTATGTGAAGAAGGGTAGCTTTCCACACATCAAAGACAATCTAAATATATCTTTACCAATTACCAGATTCAAGTATAGTGGGCCAAAAGGCAAATACTTTATAAACCTATGATTAAACTAAAAGACATTCTCAGTGAAGTTGCTAATGCAGATATCAATCAAATTGCATCCACATTGGCATTCAAGCCAGTGACCAAACAAAAGTTGGTTTATAAATACATTGACGGAGGTAAGCCTGGTTCTATGCCTCCAATGACATATACCAAGTCAACAATTCAACAACCAGTAGTTACTACAACCAGTGATGGTAAAGAAACACAAAACACTGCTGATGTTGGTGATATTATTTTCAGTGGTGCTACTGGTGAGAATTATGTTATCAAGGCAGCTAAATTGCCTAAGTTATATACTGGTAATGTTGGTGGTGATATTTACCCAGAACAATCTCCAAGACAAGTTGCTTTGTATACAGGTGAACCAGTAACATTTAAAGCTCCATGGGGAGAAGACATGATTATTAAGCCAGGCGATTATTTGGTAAAAGACCCAGCTAATACTGGTTATTATCGTATTGCTAAAGTTGAGTTTGAAAAGACATATAACAAATTGTAAATTAAACCGCAGTATTAACTGTGGGCATAGCAATTTTCTAATATTTATAATAAACTATGCCAACTAATATCATCATAACGCCTGGAGATGGAGAAATTAGTTTTCAAGATGGATCTAATCCTGTAAGAAAATTAATAATTTCTGGAAGTAATCTTTCATATGAATCAACAATAAGCGCGAGTAATTTTTATACGCATAATAATAGTGGAACATTCTATGGAAGCGCTTCATATGCTGCGACAGCAAGTTATGCTGTTAGTTATTATAGTGGTAGTGCTGTCAGTGCAAGTTATGCTTTGACTGCTTCATACGCATCTAATGCTGGTTCTTTTTTGACAACTGGTTCAACATATCCAATAACTGCAAGTAGGAGTATCAGCAGCAGTTATGTTGTTAATGCGGATAATTCTACAAGTTCCAGTTTTGCATCTACTGCAAGTTATGTTGCGAATAGTATTAGTAGTTCATATTCGTTGACGGCTTCATATGCATTAAATGCAAGTGAAGGAGGAACAACATTAATAACTGGTAGCACGTATCCAATAACTGCAAGTTGGAGTAACAATGCGATAACAGCCTCGTATGCAACTGCTCCAGTTTACAATAATATTATTACTGCGTCGTTACAAACAGGCAGTATTGTGAATCAGACAATATTATATTCGGTTGGACCGGACCAAGAAAATATCATAACGGGTCTTAATCTGGAAGGTGATGCGTGGGGTGTTTCTGTTTTAGAAAGATGGATTTACGCAACTGGCGATCCATATTATACAAGTTGTAGTTTATTACTACATTTTAATGGGGCTAATAATTCCACCACTTTTGCAGATAGTGGGCCGAATAATGTGAGTGTGACTAGGAGTGGTAATACAAAAATTACATCATCAATTTATAAATTTGGTAGTGGAAGCGGATATTTCGATGGCACCGGTGATTATCTATCATTTTCAAGCGTGCCTACTGTTTTTGCGGGATCAAATTTTACAATTGAATTTTGGGCAAATTTTTCAGACGTAGGTGTATATAGACCCATTTTATCCAGAAGAGCGGATTGTAATGCTTATACAACTTTAACACTTGATATAGGTAGACAAGCAGATAATAAAATAAATGCCACTTTTGTTGTGGGATCAACACTAACAAGTGTTACATCCACAACTACAATCTCTCAAAACACATGGTATAATGTTGTGGTAACCAGAGACAATAATACAGTTTATTTGTTCATAAACGGTGTTCTGGAGTCGAGTGCCGGCATAACTGGAATTATAAATAACCAAGGAGGCACGACTTACATAGGTTCCCGTCCAACGTGTAGTCCAACCACAGCAATGTTCGGATATTTGGATGAGTTTAGAATTACTAAAGGTGTTGCTAGATACACAAGTAGTTTTACCCCACAATCAATCGAATTTCCAAATAGTATATATACACAATATGATACAACTTATGTAGCTCTGGTTGGAGGATTGAATGATACTGGGTCAGATTATGGTGTTCAAAAGTTGGATAATACATCATTAAAAATAAGAAAGATGGCTGCCACAGGACAACCTGTGTCAGGCTCTCAATTTCTGGGACAGATTGTTGATAGAGTATATGTTAATGTGTTGGATTATACAAATGTAATGGTATCATCTAGTTATTCAGAAATTATTCAATACATACAAAGCTCGAGTCACGCTGATGTTGCTACTTTCGCAACAAGTTCTATTAGTTCAAGTTTTGCGTCAGCTTCCGTTAGCAGTTCTTATGCTTTGGCCGCTTCATCTGCTTTAACCGCTTCATATGCTTTAACCGCTTCATATGCTTTAAATGGTGGTGGCGGCGGCGGATCAACGACTGCAATTTATAGATATGGAACAACAAGTGTTGTAAATCCTGGTGGTTATGCAGCTACAATAATTAAATATAATATCGCAGTAACGGATTCTACCAGTTGGTATAATAATACAACGGGTAGATTTACTCCAACTGTAGCCGGATGGTATCAAGTATCTGCTGGAGCAAGAGTTTATAGCGGTGGAGGAGAAGGTTATTTAACTTTACGCAAAAATGGAGCTGATTTAACGTCTGACGGTGGGACCGGTGTTGTTAATACGAATTTGTCGTTATTAATTTATTTTAATGGTAGCACTGATTATGTTCAAGTTTATAGTATTACTGGTAATTCAGTTACAAATGCGCAAAGTTCTACCACAACACCGTTTACAATGGCCTATATAACATCATGATTGATTAAATCATCAGTGAGTCGAGTGTGTGGATCTAATTATAGTCTATGATCAAGTTAATGGATTTATTGAAAGAGGGCGGCAAACTATTTGGTAGTAGAGCCAGTAGAATTACTACATCTGAAATGAACAGTGTTTTTGACGAACTCAAGAATCAACTGGGTAATAGTTTTAGCAAGTTTGAATTGAGTAAATCACTACCATCCAAACAAGATCATGGTGATATTGATATTGTGTTGACAGGATCGTCTGGTGATATCAAGAACACGTTGTTATCTAATTTGGGTAATAAGGTAAAGGATTATAGTCGTAACGGAAATATCTATAGTGTTCTTTACAAGTCTGATTTGGGTAAGGATGTTCATGTAGACTTTCTGTATGCGGATACAGACGATGACTTTGACGCACAAAAGACTTATTTAGCACTAGGAGACTTTAGTGGTATATTGGGTGTAATGGCTAGACAAAATGGTTACAAGTATGCTACTACAGGTTTTCAAAAGATTTATGTAGATAAAAGTGGTAGACATCACGATATACTAATTACTAAGAATCTAAAAGACGGTTTGAAAATACTTGGTTATGGTGATGTATTGGGTGATTACGATAGTATACAAAACAATGATGATGTTGTTAAGTTTATTAGTGGTAGTCCTATGTTTGATAGCGATGACTATAAGGGTCAAACTATGAATCACAGTGATCGTAAGAGAGTTAGAGCTGGTAGACCTAGTGCTGATTATATTAGAAAGTCATTGATTGGTTTGAATAAACACAAACAGATTAGTGACCCAGACTATTTCTTGAAGCGGTTGTTTCCAGAAAAGTATCAGATGTTGTTGGATAAACAAAAAGAGATTGAATCATTTACCCCAGTTAAATCCAAATATGGTGGTGAGTGGTTGATGGCTAATTTTCCACAATTAAAGCCAGGACCAATGTTGGGTAAGATCAAACAATATTGGACACAGAAGTATGGTGATAACTTGGATAATGTGCCAGAGGATGAATTGAAGAGAGACACTGATATTTATATCAAATCATTATGAATTTACTTGAACTACTAAAAAAGCATAGATTGACCGAGGGTGTCGATGATCCATCAAC